ACAATGCCCACAACAGGATTTGTTCAGAGTAGTTGGAAGCTAGTTAGAGCCGTATCCGTCTCTCAAAGCCCATTCACGGGCGAAAGCCAAACAATCGAGTATGACAAGGCTTTATGGTCTTGCACCGTCTCCCTGCCTCCTATGAGGCGTTCTACGGCGGCTCTATGGCAAGCTTTCTTTATGAAACTACATGGCAGGAAGGGAACATTCTTGCTTGGTGACCCCGATGCTAAAACCGTACAAGGTGTTTTGACAGGAACCGCAACAGTTCAAGCGGCTAAAGCGGTTGGTGTTGATGCAATAAATATTACTGTTCCTAGTTCTGGAAATAGTGGCAATGATATTTTAAAGGCAGGAGACTATTTACAATTAGATACAGGAGCAAATGCAAGGCTGTATATGGTAGTTAATGACGCTACGGCGAGTAGTACTGCTTCACCCACTGTAGATGTGTCTATCGATATTGAACCACCATTAAAAAAAGCTATAACAACATCTACAGCTATCGATTACACTTCGGCACAAGCAGTAATGAGAATGGATAATAACGACTTAGGTTGGGATGCTAACCACATATCCACATATGGAATATCTTTTAGTTGCACAGAGGCACAATAATGGCAGAAAAAATGGAAGTCACATTGGCTAGAATTGAAGAAAGAATAAAAACACTTTTTGTTCGAATGGATAATCACGAACTATCTCAAGAACAAACTGATAAAAAAATAGATAAACTAGCAGAAAGCGCAGTCAAAAGCGCAATGGCTGAACGAATGTTTTGGATTTGTATTACAACAGGAGTTGGAAGTTTAATATATTACATACAACTCTAAAAAACAGGAGTGAATAACATGAAAAATAAATGGGTTTGGATTGCGATTGGTTTGATTGTTTTGGCGGTGATTATTTCTTATCTTACTAAATCCGCAATGTGTGAAGCGCCTTGTCTCTAACAGCTCAACAAAAATCTACAATGACGTGGAGGTGGACTGCTCTCATCGTATATTTATTTATATGTTGGTATGACTTTTTTTTTGTCCAGTTTGGTACGGCTTAAACAGACCTGATATTTCTGAATTTATGGCTGTTATTAACGCTACTTCAGAGCCAATGGTACAGATGGAATTAATGAAAAAACTTACAGGACAGCATAAACCGTTCACATTAATGGGCGGTGGATTGTTTCATTTAGCTTTTGGTGCTATTCTAACAGGGTCGGCTTTTGCCAATAAAAATTGAGACAATGGAGGTTTTGCCAGATGGCGAACATAAACGACGAAATAGTAATTAAAAAAAATGTTGTAGGCGGTATTGAATGGCCTCACATGATTACTGAAAATACTTTTGACAAAAAAACTTCTATAGAAATAGATAAGGCTTTTGAAGATTGGGAAAACAATAGACATATAAGTAAAAAACCTAGTGAACGTTGGGCTAATAATATTGTTTCTTATACGTCAATAATGTTTTTTCCAGATTGCTCAAGATGGAAAGATTGCGTCTCTGAGCTTTGGAAAGAAAACAAATACTCTCCAGAATATAATAAAAATTCAAAAGATTATTTAGTTGTTTTGGAGCTTTCTATTTTGAAAGATAATAGAGAATACCCTTTTCATGTAGATGTTCAGCGTAAACAAATGACAGGTGTTTGTTATTGGGGAAAGGGTCAAGACGGCACAATAATTAAATCTGGCAATCAGATGGCTGAAATTGCATTTAAACATAATCGTTGCTTGTGGTTTTCAAATACTTCTGAAGAAATGTGGAGAGAAGATGTTGAAAAAAAAGAAAATAAAATAATGCCTTGGCACAGATACAGAAATACTTCTAACAAACCTAGATACACTGTGAATATAAATTACACACCACAACCAAGTATAAATAGCTTTTTAGATAAAAAAAATAGTCAACTAATTTATTGGCTTGAAAATAAAAAACCTTTGTGGACACCACTGCAATTTAAAGGAAAGTAAAATGAGGAAAATTATCTTATTATCAATGTTTGTTTTAATATCTGGTTGCTCTAATCCAACTTATTTTTCGTGTGATTGGAAGTTCCCACCAATATGTTCATGGGATAATAAAAAATGAAAATTATAATTAGAATATTGTTTTTTATGTTTTTGTTTAATGGCTCATATGCCCTCGCAGAAACGACCCCTTGCGACAGTAGCACAAATTCAAATTGTATAGAAACAAACAGCAACACAAACTCTACAAGCACTTCTACGATTGATAGTACTACCACAGTTAGGTCACCACCACCTTCGGCAATGGCTCCAAATATAAACGCTACTGGTAACCTTTCTTGCCATATCGCGGCTACAGGGGCGGTTCAAACTCAGATACTTGGAATCTCTATGGGCAAAACAATAAGAGACTTCAATTGTGAGAGATTACGAGACAGTATCACTTTGTTCGACATGGGTCTCAAGATAGCTTCGATTGCACGACTTTGTGCCGACAAACGTGTATGGCAAGCGATGTGGGATGCAAAAACCTACTGTCCGATAAACGGAAAAGTAGGTGAAGAAGCAAAAATAGAATGGGAAAATAATCCACATCTCGTACCTGATTATGTGGCAGGAAAAAAGGAGGAATGGGATGAAGATGACAAAGCGACTGCTCGAGCCGTTGGTGGTGTTGGCGCTGTTTTCTTGGCCTTGCTACTCTTACTCTGAGAACATTTACGGTAATACCGAAAACGCGGCTTCAAAAGGATACAAGTGGGTAATGAATACCTTACTTCCTGCTCAGAATAATCTGACGATAGAGGGAGTATTTCATCAATACACAATAACAAAACAGCCAACAACTGACGCAACTGTATCTATTACAAATAAAAAAGTTGGTTCTGATGAGTATATCTATGAATACGTAGATGATTGGGGCAACTTGCCCAGTGGAACAAAAATTAAATATGACCCAATGGCGTCAACTCTTGGAACGCTTTTTGGGGATGGAGAAATAAAAGTTACAGGCGATGGCTCACTCTCTGATGTTTTAATATTATATCATTATAAATATGACCCTTGTGACACACCACTTAATGACCCTAGCTGTCCAAATTACAAAGATGCAGTTTATCAATATTTACTCGATAATGACTTGCTTGGAGGAACAAATGTGGATGACCCATACTTCAACGAGTGGGTTCAGATTGGCCTTGATGAGCAAGCAGAGTTAGAAGAAATGGAAATTGAGGAAATCGAAGAAGAAGAAGAGAGTGATGAAATGAGTATCGAAGAAATTCTTTCTGTAGCAGGTGCGGCAGAAGAAGTAGCAGACCCAATAGAACAGGCAAAAATGTTACAAGAGTTCGTAGAAGCAGGAAAACTTGAATTATACTACAGTCGTGATATAGATGGTGGTGAATATAATGATGTTTTAAAAATGGATGGTGGCGAATTTAAAGACAATGTAAGAGCATATAGAAGTTTTGCTTCAGACAGCGTTCATAGAAAAATGGTTAGGTCACAATATGATGACTAACAAACGGAGTTAACATGATTAAAAAAATAACACCTTTAGTATTTTTGCTTTCAACTGCTAACGCTTGGGCAGTCAATTCACCAATCACAGGTCAAGTTCAAGCAAGCTGTTCAATAGTCACAACTACCGCAGGAAAATATGGTGTGCCGAATATATGGCGATTGTCAACAACGCCATCTGAGGGGGGTCAACCTGCCGTGATAAAAACAACAATAGGTACGGCTGATAAATACAGAGTGACTATCACACACCCAAATAGCTTTAGCTCATCTCCTTCCCTTTCTGATACGTTAACGTGGACTGGAAGCACCGCTTATACCTCTGGAAGCGCCTCTGGAATGAGTGCGTATGAAAATGGAAAAACGGTTGTGGGCAATACAACAACCTTTGACATGACCTTGGCAGGAACAACTTTTTTCACAGTAGCATCATCTGCTCAGTACGGATACAATCGGGCATTTCCGTCAGGGTCATATACCGCAAATATTGTAGCTGAATGTATAGCAAAATAATATTAATTTTTATGTTGTTTGGGTTTCAAGCTCAAGCGCATGAAATGACACCTGCGTACCCCAAATTCACTTATTCGCATATAAAAGGCGTAAGTGTAACGAAGATGCTGTTGTGGAACAGAAGGGAGGATAGTTCTCATTTCGAAATAAAAGTCTTCTCGGGAGACTGGAAAGAAATACCATTTGCTTCAACTTCAAAACTAATGAAAGTGAGACACACAAAAAAACATCCATTTGATGTATATATACGAAATTCAGACTTGGACAGGGTGACTTATATTTGTACCAGTTCAAAGTCATTCAAGGGAGAAGGGCAAAGAACTATAGTTACTTCGAGGATTTGCTCAAAAGTGCAATAATGAAAATATGGTTATTTATTATCTTTTTTATATCAATGACAGGGTGCAGTGTTGTGAGCGTTTTTGCGGATAGCGCTTCTAATTCTTTGAGCTTATCCTTACCAAACATGGGTAGCAACTATCAGTCTGACTCTTTTAGAGCAGGAGAGCTTGATTGTTCGATGGCACTTGGTAGCGCCACAAATCTTCAAGTTGGGGTCACTTCGCTTATTCAAGGTGGCACAATAGAAAGCAGAAAGAAAACTGGAGATATTGGGGTGTTTGCAACTTTGACAATTCCACTTGGAAGAAGGAATAAAGGCTCTCGGATTGATTGTAACAGGCTCTATGAGCTAGAGTTAAAGTTGAAGGAGTTGGAATTGACCAGACTTCAACAGGAGATTGATAGGTTGCGAGAGTTAGGTAATGACCTATCGTTTGAAAATTAGGAGAATATCATGGCTGATGTTGAAGTAGGTGGCGTTAAGTTTTCTGGCTTTGGGAAGATTGGTATTGCAGTGACAGCCTTGAGTACACTCGCAGGGTCGGCTTATGTTGGGTATGAATTTTACTTTGACTACCTTGATTTACGAGAAGTGGTACAAGAAATCGATATTGATGAAATTAAGTCGAGTAATGAACTTACTATCACGAAACTAGAAGATGCCATCGTATATACTAGAGACATAAAAAATAATTTACGGGATGACTTGTTAAAGCTCGAAACTATGATTGATAGAATTGATAACAAAGTTACAAAATCAAACGATGGCATCAAAGAGACACAAAATTCAATAGATTCCGTTTTAGAAGATGTTCTGAACCAGATGAACCAAGTACGTAAAGATGTAACTACTTCTATCCGAGAGGTGGAAAGTCTTATCAGGGAAAGCGAAAAAGATGTCAGGGATACGATGAGAGAAACAGAAAACAGAATTGAAGCTGATATGGAAAGCGTCGAGAAGAAGTTGAATGAAAGATTGCAGGAGGCACTAGATAATCCACTTGCAAACTGATATAGGTTAATTATTCGAAGAGGAGTTTATTATGTACCCATTTAATAAATTCTGGTGGATTTTGATGCCACCGAGAAAAGGTGTTCATTCTGTAAGGATATTTAATATATCCCTTGCAGACCTTGCTTTGGCTTTTTTACTTGCATGGTGGTTTCAAGTTTATTTTTTTCCAACATTAAATTTTATTATCGTTCTGATGGGTACTTTTTTGCTGGGAATATTTCTACATCGATTATTTGGAGTAAGAACAACTGTTGATAAATTGTTGTTCAAGAGGTTTTATAAGAAAAAAGAAAGGAAGAACTGATGGCGGCAAAAAGTTTAGACCCGAAATCGAAATACGCGATATTGGATACTGATGGAGATGGTGTTGTTTCCGATGAGGAGATGGACAGACATGAAAGAATAACTCGGTTGGAGAATGAGGACAAACAACAAGACCAACAGCGAGTAATGGCATGGATTGCGATGGTTGCTTCTCTGGTAACAGTTATTGTTGTTCTTATGCCCATTGTAAGTGTTGAGCGGATGGCAACGGCAGGAGCGTTTTTAAATACCTTTATTGTTGCTCAAGTTGGTATTGTTGCGGCGTTCATGGGTTCTACAGCGCTTTCAAAAACAAAATTAAAATAGGAGTTTAATATGCTCAGTTTACTAGGTGCGGCTCTAGGTTTTGGTACAAGTGTATTACCAAGCGTGATAGACCTGTTCCAACAAAGACAAAAAGATGCACAAGAGTTAAAGATGCTCGAAGCAAAAGGAAAGTATGCTTCTCAGCTATCATCATTAAAACTAGATGAATTAAGCGCCAAAGCGGATATAAGCGAGACTGAGGGCATCTATGCGTCAATGAGGGCGGCTAATGCTAAATCAGGCTTTGCGGCGGCTCTGAGCGGCTCTGTACGCCCTGTAATAACGTATTTGTTTGTTGGTTTCTTTTTGGTAGTTCAAATAACGAGCCTGATGTACGCGATGAATAACGGAGCAGACTTTAGGGTCGCACTTAATGAGGTGTGGAGTCAGGATGTGAATTTATTGTTCACAAGTATAATCAGCTTTTGGTTCGGAAGCCGCCAGTTTGCTAAACTAAGGAATAACTCAAAATGAAGAAAAACTTTGATAAATGTATGGAAATGCTTCTTGTCCACGAAGGAGGCTTCACGGCAAACAAACTCGACAGAGGAAACGCAAATGGAGGCTCAACTAATCTTGGCGTTACGAGCGCGGTGTGGGCTGATTGGACAGGTTCACACGCAGGGCATGACGTAATGAAAGCATTAACACCAGAAGATGTGAAGCCGCTTTATAAGCATAACTATTGGGATAGAGTTAAAGGAGACTCTGAGCTTTTATATAGCGGTTTGGATTGGGCGCTTTTTGATTTCGCGGTGAACTCGGGTAGTGGTCGAGCGGCGAAATCAATACAAAGGATTGTCGGTGTGGAAGCTGATGGCGGTATCGGAAATATAACACTGACCGCAATCAATGATTTTGATGTGAAAGAATTGTTAGATAAACTTCATTATTCTCGTCAGTCTTTTTATGAAAGCTTAGATGATTTTCAATACTTCGGTAATGGGTGGACACGTCGAAATAATGAAACATTAGAGCAAGCTCTGGAGATGATAGATTAATTGTCAAAATTAAGTAATATACAATCTAAAAAGTTTGGTGGTTTAATTGCGGTGCTTAATGACCGCATACCATACGACCCAATTCTCGAAGCCCTTAAAGAGGGCGGCTTTGTTGATACAACTGGAGATATCGTTTCTGTGACGGAAAAAGGTAAGTGTGAGATAGACAGGCTTGCAACTCTTGCAGGTTTCAATCCTTCGCAAACAAAAGATTAATCTTTTCTAACTGACTTAAAAACAATCTCTGGTCGAGGACAAGCAGGACAGTCTTTCGGCAACTCTTCGACAGTCAACATTCTATGCGGTTCATGACCGCAATACTTACAAACCCACTTTTCATCTTTTCTTATAAAGTCCATTATATCCATCCTATTTGTGGTGGTGTTGTTGAACCTGTTTCCCAAACAAACCAAGCAAGACACATCATGCCGCCTTTGTACTGTTGCCCATCTTTCATGAGTGACTGTCGAGAACTAAAAACCCATATTCTTTTGGGTGGGTGAATTTCAAAAAAAGATTTTCGAGCAACGCCCTCCAGAAATGTAATTTTCAAAAGCAACGCGGTTTTTTTAATCGCTATCTTTTGACAGTGTTCAGCCATCATCAAAGCCATTTTAGAATATGGTGGATTTGTAACTATATTTTCTCGTCGCTTACGTTCAAATAAAAAGTCTCTCCTCGGGATACCGAAGCCACGGTCAACAAGGTCTGAACTTTCAACACTATAACCGTGTTCTTCTAGTCTCTTTGATATGTGACCCTCACCACAACACGGCTCGAAGATATCCCCATCGAACTTCTCAACGCCCAAGAGAGCGTCTACACAAGACGCAGGAGTAGCGTAAAAATCATCTTTCTGCCTATCGCCGTTGTGATTAAAACCAACAGCTCTCATGTGATTATCAAGTGTCATTTTTTAAAATATCAACTATTCTTTCCAGTTTTGTTTCTACACTAATTGCTATGTTTTTTTGTTCATTCGAAAACCTGCAATCTTTTATTTTGCTTACATCTCGAAGACATAGCTCAACATATTGCATAACTTGTTTGATTGTCTGGTCTTCTTTTCTTTCTGGAATAACCCACCTAGCCATATTGTTCCTTTCTTTAATCGCCCTCCAAAATACTTTTCCTTAATTGATTAATTGTTGAGGGGGTGTTGACTTGACCTTGTTCTAATTCCTTTTTTTGAAAAAAATCAGTCAATGCCATATCTACCATAACGGCCTTCGGAATCCGAGTTAAAACCTTATGCTCAGTCAATTTATTGTAGTTTTCTTCAGAAATCATCATTGCTATTTGCTTCATCCCATTGTGTGGGTGGTCTTTTGGTGACATTTGTATCTCCTTTTAAATGTTCGAATCGGGTATAAAACTATTAAAAAAAAGTGTCAAATCGTGTAATTAATTGTTTTTAGGGGTTGTAAAACTAGTTTTAGTCCATTAAGTAATAGATATAGTTAGAAACAAACGGCAAGGAAAGATTACAAATGACCAATAAAACACAAACAGACAAATTAGTAGAGCTTCACTTCGAACTTAGAAATGATTTTTTAGAAGCTTGCGGTGAAGAAAATGGGAAAATAGTACCTACTGATAAATCTCAAGGAGTATTAGTTGCACTTAAAAAAGTTGCAAAACTTCTTAAAGAAGAAGGAGTTACAGTATAATGGAAAAATATACAGACCTTGAAATAGAAATTTTAACTATTTTAGCAAAAGAACATTATCAGGGTGAGTGGATGACCGAAGATTGGGAAGAAATATCACCTCATCTTGACACATGGATTTTAACTACTGATGGGTTAAAACAAAAAAATAGCACAATATTTCAAATAAATAATTTAGACCCAAAAGTATATCGGGGAGTTATTTCCAGTTTAATTAAAAAAGATGCAATTCTGACTGATGAATATGAAGCGTCAGCAAGTTGGAAAGATATATTAAATGGTTTACCACATTTTGCTACGATGGTCAGCATAGCGATTAGCAAGGGTGCTTATTACGATATTAAGAAAATGGGAAAAATATAATTATTCGTACTGATGATGGTGGGGGTTGCGCCCCCACCGAAACCTTCGGGTCTGCGATAGCAAAAAAAACGGAGCAGAAAAAATGAATATACAGGAACTAAAAGAATTACTGAAGCAGGTCAGATGGAGTGATGTTATTTCGTGTGGCTTAATTTTTATCGGTGTGTATGCACTTTTACTTTTATCTTAGGGAGAAGATAATGATTGATGATAATATCAAAAAAGACAACTTCAAAAGGTTGTCATCAAGTCGATTGGTGAACGCTCATAAGCAGTTGAAGCTATTGGGCAATCTGAGCAAGAAATCTCAGTATGAGTATTCTACGCGAGAAGCAAACGCGATTGTTGTTGGTTTGTTGAACTCGGTCAAGACTTTGGGCGATAAATTCAAAGTTGAAGTTGTCCAAGAAGTGACGACCGAGAAAGAAGTTCCATTGGGTCAATCTCCAGATGGTATCCCTTCGCAGGGTTGGTCAGATGTTAAGTGGGCTTTCGAAATGCTCAATCGTGGTGAAATCGATGAGGCGAAGACAATGCTACATCGTGCCTTGGTCAGTAGAGAAGGAGGGTCTTGATATGGATAACCAAAATACAAATCCCTTCTTTTTGGCTGATGAAGAAAAGCTCGTTTTGGTTTATGCCAAAATTATTGAGTTGGAAAAAAGATTAGGTTCGACTTCAATTATCCATGAAGTCAAAGACATTATTGGCTCAATGTTGACTGAGCAAGATATGTCCACTGCTAGAATTACTGTTAAGGGCGGTTCTGATTGCACCGCTTTTTTCTTAGAAAAAAACAGGAGATAGCAATGAGTACTAATGAAAAAATATCAAAAGAACTTTTAAACAAGGCACACTTTGAGTATCTTGAAGAAAATAAATCACTTCTTTTTTCAGTTCAATTAAACGATATAGATATGTTTGTATGTGAAGCTGTCTTTGAGCTTTTGATGTATGGCAGTCAAAATCGGTATGGAGAGGTTACTTGTGAGCCTGAGTTTCGATTAATTCAGATTAATTTAGAAACTCAACTTCCAAGCGAAGAGTCCGACACTTGTTTACAACCTGAGATAAATAATTATTATGAAAAATTATTAGAAGTGGCGTGTGAGCAATATTGGGAAAAATTCGGTCTTTCAGAACCGATGCCAGATATGGGGAGAAACTTATGAGAAACTTAACATTCGAAGAACATATGTTGTTTCCGAGCAATCTTGAAAAAATGAAAAAGATGGCTCGTATCGAAAACTTCAGATTGATGGGCAAGGGTGGTCTTCTTGAAGATACCCCAGAAATCGCTCCGAAAATTGATTATCAAACTCAGATATTTAATGTAATCAAGAAAAAGAAAAAAATGAGATTTCAAGAAATTGTAGCGAGAACGAATATCGATAACAGCAAAGCAAGAGGGTTCTTGATACATCTCATAAAATCAAATCGGGTGAGCAGGTTTAAAAAAGATGGATTGTACTTTTACCAAGCAATCCTCGAAAGTTGCCCGAAATATAGGAGAAAGCATGGACTGCAATAGATTGAAGTTTATTGTTATGGGTGACCCCGTTGGAAAGGGTCGCCCACGTTTTGTTCGGTCAACGGGCATCATATACACGCCGAAGAAAACAAAAGACTATGAAAAAAAATGTGGTCAAGCGGCATGGGTCGCTATGACAAAAAACAAGTTGGAATGTTTTGAGGGAAATTGCTCTGTCAAAATTTTAGCTTTTCTGAGAGTACCGAAATCTTGGAGCAAAAAGAAAACTCTCGAAGCACACTTGGGTAAAGTAATCCCTACCCTGCCTGACGTTGATAATATTGCAAAATCAGTTCTCGATGGGATGCAAAAAATTGTTTTTAAAGATGATAAACAAATCTTTCATCTCGAGGTCACCAAGCGCTATTGTGACGAGGAGACAGAGCCGCAGGTTCAAGTAGAGGTTTTCTGGCAGTAGGTGTAATCAGCGCCGTAAGTCTCTCTCCATAGATTCGGCTCTTTATGCAAAGCAATCTTACTCGTATCAAAGAAGCCTTGATGGTGACCCTCACACAATGGGATTGCTAAATCGTCGGATACTTTAGCTCCAGAAAAACGGTCATGGATTGGATGATGCGCTTGAGTTGGGCTTAATTGAACCATTGAGAATTTAACACATATTACACATTTCATTTGATGCACTTCAGCCAACCATTTTTTGTTAGGTTTTTTCTTTGGCTTTTTTAGTCCAAGAGGTGGTCTATTTGCCAAGTTGGTCAATTGGGTCATATCCTAAAAGTTCTGAAAGCTTTCCAACCGCCGTTTCAAAAAAGGTGTTGAAATCATGTTGGTTCATCTTTGTGAAGTTAATGCTATCTGCCTCAACGTACTCAACGCCGTTGAGAGCGTTTATTTTGCGCGTGTAGTATCCGCAAACCAGTTTAAGGTCTTGGTGGCAATGCTGAACAGTAGGCCACTTCCCTGTCGATTTCACGGCCTCCTGTAGTATTTTCCAATATAGAGAATGATGTGGGTTTGAGCGTTTGCTCAGAGGTGTGCATTTGAACTCTTGAAAATTGGGAAAACCTGCCAACTCTTCAGCGTCTAAGGAGCTGACAGGTTCGAAGTTTCCGTTTCTTAATTTAACTGTAATCTGACGCTTCAAATTTTAATCCATTTATATTTATATCATTACCGATTTTGGAAACTGTTATTTCACTTTGAATAGGTTTTTTTTCTCTCATTCTTAGTTGAATATAATCGCTTAAAGTTTCCAATGAATGAACTAAATCTCCAATATAATCTACAGTCATAACGCCGTTGTGAACTGGCTCAGACTCAAAAAGATTTTTAAAAGTATAGCTATGGTTTTCGGTATTAGGACTAATTTTTATATTTTTAATCATAATCTGCTCCTTAGTGTTTTAATTCATGTTCACCAAACGGAATGTCATCATAGCCATTAAGCCTACTATGATTTTCGTTGTCCTCCTCTTTTTCTAGTTTTAAACTAGTAATAAGAAAAGAAGCTTTTTCTTTCGTCAGGGGTAAAGAAATATCTTTACTTAACTCATAAGCTAATTGATTTAATCTCCAAAGTTGTTTTCCTGTTGCTGATTTTTCCATATTTTTCTCCCTTGGTTAAAATGGAATTTCGTCATCTAATTCTGACATTGGTGCTTGGTTATATTCTTCGGTTTCACTGTTTTGTGATTGAGCTTTCTTTCCAAGCAGGTCGAGAGCCGAAACATTACATTCTAAATATTTCTTTTCATTGTACTCTCGCCAAGAAAACTCACCAATAATTGACACGGTTGTGCCTTTAATTAAATACGGTTGAACCCCAGAACCTCGCTTGCCCCAGTAGGAACACTCGAAATAATACGCCTCCTTCGTTCTAAAGTCATTCACTGCAACCGAGAAAGAGCAAACACTGTCACCGCCCTGAGTGGTTCTAATCTCTGCGTCTTTCGTAACATTTCCAGTAATAATTATTTGTTTCATAATTTAATTCCTTTTCTTTCTAATATTATGTCTAGTCGAGCAACTGCCAATGTAGAGTTCTTTTCTACCAGAACATCTCTCCAATCTTTTAACTTTGGTAAGTTGGTCATTAATTTTTCTGGAAATTGATTTTCAACCCATGCAGGGAATTGGTCATCTTCTTCCCATCTCTCAGGCCAAAGATGTTTTACTTTTTGTGTCTTTTCAGATTTGGTTTGATTATCTCCATCAAGATATTCTTTAGTTTCTGATACTGGAGTCTTTGCTTCTTTCTCGGAAATATCTTTCTTTTCGTCTGGAAAATCTTCACCTCGAAAAATATAATTCCCTAATCCATACATTGCTAAACACTTCACAAGACATCTCATTCGGGTATCTTGTATCTGTCTAGTAGTAGGATTTACTATAGAGTTATTCCTATTATCCATAACAGGAAGCCACATAGTTCTTTCAAGACCCTCTATTCTTACGGTACAATGTGACATTACCGTTTTGTTTGGTTCATAAGTCTCTGGAAAAAACTCATATGTAACTTCGGGAAAACATTTCATCATTACTGACCAAGCATCTGTCCAACTTAAATAAGTAAAATTTCCTTTCTTCTCTGAGAACTCTCTTAAATCTTGTACATTTAATGTTTCCCATACTTCATCGTATGTTAGTTTATCTTCAGCTCTTATATATTCTTCCATTTTTATTTCCTCCTAATGGATATGGTTTCAGACCCCGTGGTCAATTCAGCTCCATCGATTTTAACGCCCTGTTGAAGCTGTTTCTTAATAATAGCATTGTCAGGCGTGGTAACTACCTTACAGAGCTGTGAGGGTATTTTCTCGGCATCTGTAATAGTAAGTTTGGTTGAACCCTTTCTCCTGCTAACCGTAGCCAAAGCAGAAGGTATTTTTTGCTGTTCAGTAAGGTTCAATATTTTCTGTAGTTGTTTTGCATATGCAAGGTCTTTTGTTTCTAAGGCATACGCCCTGTCTTTGTATTGCGCCGCCAAATCCAAATTCTTTTTCATATTTGCTTCATTTTCGAATTTGCTCACAAGGATGTTATCAACGAAATCCATAACATCTGTTTCACCGTCTAAAGTATCCCAAAAGAAATCTTCATCTGTATCCTTTAGCTCTTCGACCATTTCGATTATTTGTTGTTGATTAAGTTTCATTTTCTACAAGCCCCGTTCTGATACCGTTTTTTCTAAAATCTTTGAACATCTTAATAAACGCTCTTTCGACTCGTTGAGCGGCTCTTGCTGATACCTGAAGCTCTTGATGTTTTTCCCAACTCAATTCGCCAATCTTTAACTCTTTGTTAAGGTCACGGTGGTACTCATTTAAAGTTTCATATAATTCTCGAAGCACCATTTTTAAGGTCGGTGCTGTTAATCCATGATTTTTTAAATTGTCTTTCGCTTCGTTCAGCACTACAATTTCTTCATGAAAAATATCTTGTTTAATCATTTGTTACGCCCTTTTTTTTAAATTACACAAATAAAGGTTTGAACTATTTAAACAAATGTGTAAACAATAAAATTGTGAAAGGAGAAAAAAAATGGAAAATGATACTCTGATTAATCCCAATAGGGCGAGAGAGCTTCTTTCAGATAGGCGGTTGGCAGTGGTTGGGGAGAAGACTGGTCTAAGTTATATGTGTTTAAGAAACTTCCAGAAAGGTTCGCAACCCTCACTGACAACTTTAATGAAGTTAACAAACTATTTTGCAATAAAGGATGTTCCATATGGAAACGAAAAAAAGAAAAATACAAAATCATCTGAGAAGATATAGTCATATTACTCAAAAAGAGGCTTACGAGAGATACCGCGCTTTTAGACTTGCCGCAACGATATTTAATCTTAAAGAGGAAGGTTGGGAGATTGTAACGCGGATGCAGAATGAGGGCGGTGTTTGTTTTGCTCAATATCATCTGGTTAGTGAGGGTGGTGGAAAGTCTGCTTGAACCACCACCCAAAGTTCCATAGAACTTACGCCTCAATGTAGGGAGACAAGGGGCGTAGGTTCACATTATATTAAAACTGAAAAAATTTAAAGAGGTGCATCAATGAGTTTTGAAACAGTAGAGTGGGCGTTAAACCAAAAGTTAAAACCATTTCAGAGTTTAGTCTTGATTAGACTATGTAGACATTGGAACCCCGACAAGGGTAGTTTCCCGAGCCTTACAAGGATTGCTGACGACTGTGGTATGTCCAAGCAATCAGTAATCAATCAAATAAAAACCCTAGTAGAGAGTGGTCTTGTTAGAGTGGAGAAAAGAAAGCGCGATGATGGCTCTTTCACAAGTAACAAATATCACCCGAATTTAGGTAGTCAAATATCTTTACCACCTAGTCAAAGAGATTTACTACCTAGTCAAACTGACAGGGGGAGGGGTAGTCAACCAAATTTACTAGGGGTAGTCAAAGAGGTGGACTGCAATAATACAGTAAGTATTAATACAGTAAATTCTAATACAGTAACAAAGAACAATCACTTCGATATTCTATGGAAAGAGTACCCCAAAAAAGTCAGTAAGAAGATGGCTGAAAAAGCCTTTATCAAAGCTGAAAAGAAAATTGGATTTGGGGTTCTTCTCGGGAAGGTTAAAGAGTATGCTGAAAGTGTTGAAGGAAAAGACAGTCGATACATTTTGCATTTTGCAACATTCCTAAATCAAGAGCGGTGGGAAGATACATTCGAGAAAGAAGGAATTGATAAGCAACTAAGAAGTGACATTGCGGAACTGGCGAGGTTAAGATGAGCAACATAGTTTTATACAAAGACACCTTAAGCGAGGATGGTCTGGATAAGCATAGGGCATGGATAGCAATTAAAGCAGAAGCGCTTATGGCTCGATACTACCAAATACAGGTAGACCCAATAATAAAGCTCGATATTATAAAAGGGTGGATGGATTCCTTGCAGTATTATTCTCCGCAAGAGATAGAAGATGCGATAAGGACACATATTAACGATAGCCCCAAAATAAGACCGCATGAGGGCATGATAAGAAAAATCATCATAGACGTGAAGAAAAAGAGTTATAGGCCACCACCGCCTGTTAAAACGCTTCCCAAGGATATTCCGAGTTTACAAAGACGTAGAGAGCTTGTTGCAGAATTGACAAAAGGTTTCACGAAATCAAAAAAAATATAAAATTACATAAATAACATTTGTAGAATATGACTAGTGTGATAATTAGAAGGCACTCAATTCTCCCCATGATTGTTGAGTTGACTATATAAAAACACGCCCGTTTTATCGTAATAGTCATTTGACCCCTCGGCTAGGATGCACCAATATGTCGGGGGGTTTTTTTTACACAGATTGTTTTTATTGATAAAGTGTATTATGTAAGTGGGAATTATATAGATTTAGTGAGTATCGTTGCCATGTCGGAAAAAATTGCAGATGATAAGAAAGCTCTTTTAAAGCAAGAATTTATTGAGGGATTCGTGGATGATAATGGAGTTCGAGTCTATGCGTCTCTCGATATCATTGGAAAAAGAAACAATATAGCTCGTTCAACAATATACAGAATTGCTCAAAACGAGAATTGGCAAAACGACAAAAACCTATTTCACCAAGCTTTAGAAGATGAGCTGAGAGAGAGTAGAAGAAAACAGTTTGTCAAAGAGGGTCGAAAACTCGATGAAACTTCACTGAGCATAGCGAGTGATTTACTTTCTAGTGTTGCGAACAGGTTGAAGGGTTTCACAGAGCTAAAAGCATATGAGCTAAAGGAGCTAGGATTGACTGCGGCTACAGCTCAAAAGATAGGTAAGCTCGCGCTCGGGGAAGCACAAGAAATTAATAAGGTATCAACTGATGCAAACACACCAGAGTCATTCATCCGAATTATGGAAGAACTTGATAAAATCAGAATCGAGCGCTCACAACGAAGCAACCACTTGTATAACTGACTGGTTTGGAACAGCTCGAGATGCTCAGACAGCCCCGACAGGGGATTGGAACCTTTGGCTGATACTTGCAGGTCGTGGATGGGGAAAGACCCGAGTTGGGGCAATGGATATTCTCATGTACGCTATGACGAACCCAAACGTGGAATGTGGGGTTGTCGTTCCAACATTCGGCGATTTACGAAGGGTGGCGTTTGGCGGTGTGTCTGGAATAATGAAGTTCGTACCAAAAGAATGTTTGCTGAAGGGTAGAGGGCAAGGATACTCAAGCACAAGTCAAGAAATCAGATTGTGGAATGGGTCAAAGATTGTTGGCTTTTCTGCTACCGAGCCTGAGAGACTTCGAGGAGTGCAGTTTCACAGAGCATGGTGCGATGAGATTGCGGCTTGGCAATACCCAGAAGCGTTTGACCAATTGATGTTCGGCTTGCGGCTTGGCTCTAATCCACAGTGCATTGTCACAACAACACCTAAACCAAATAAAATTATTAGGAGTTTACTGAAGAGAAAAGGCGCAGTGGTCACCCGAGGGAATACATTTGACAACGCCGCGAACCTTGCTCCTGCCGCGCTTGAGCAGATGAGAGAGAAATATGAAGGAACTCGATTAGGTCGCCAAGAGCTTTATGCAGAGGTGTTAGATGAATTAGAAGGAGCGCTCTGGTCTTATAGTATGTTCGAAGGTCAGAGACTTCGAGAGGAAGAAATGCCAGAATTAAAGAGAGTGGTCGTAGCAATAGACCCAAGTGTAACCAATACTGAAAGCAGTGATGAAACAGGGATAATTGCGGCAGGTGTAGATGAGCAAAACAAGTTTTATGTTCTCGAAGATGCCTCTTTGAACGCTAGTCCTGACGGTTGGGCAAGACGTGCAGTAGACCTTTTTTACAAGCACTCGGCAGACAGAATCATCGCCGAGGTAAATAATGGTGGAGATTTAGTTGAAAGTTTGTTAAAAACCGTAGATAGAACGGTTCCTTATAAGAAAGTCCACGCTTCTCGAGGAAAGACTGTAAGGGCTGAACCGATTGCGGCTCTATATGAGCAAAAGAAAGTTTATCACGTTGGCTCTTTCAATGAGTTAGAAGAGCAAATGACAAGTTACGTTGCAGGGGGTCGAAAAAGCCCTGATAGAATGGATGCTCTAGTGTGGGCATTAACAGAACTAAGTCAGTCCAGAGGGTCGGCTGTTTGGAGAATAAGTTAAATGGCAATTAGAGATTACATCCCATTCGTAAACAGAAAGACTTCTACGATTGAAAGAAAAGAAGCACCGCAAGTTTATGTGCAAAACCACTCACCATATCACAGTCGAAACGACAATTTCAAAGCCTATGCAAATGAAGGATATAGACAAAATGCCATAGTGTTTCGTTGTGTGAATGAGATTGCTAACGGTGCGGCGTCGATGGGGTTCAAAGTTTTTGATGGTGATAACTTACTTGAAAGCCACCCACTTGTTTCTCTACTCAATAGACCAAACCCATTACAAGCAGGGGTAGAATACTTTCAGAGTTTATATTCTTATCTACTTTTGAGCGGAAATTCCTATGCAGTTAAGTCTATGGTTGGCTCATTACCGAGAGAATTACACTTATTGCGCCCTGATAGAATGGAAGTAAAACCAAGTTCGACCTCGATACCAAAAGGATATTGCTACAAGCTCAACGGAAAAGAAGTGAATTATTGGGAAGCAGACCCATTAACAGGTGAAAGTGAAATAAAACATTTTAAGATGTGGAACCCACTTGATGATTATCTCGGTTTATCTCCGTTAATGGCGGCGGCAATCGATGTAGACCAACACAACATGATAGCAAAACACAATATTGCTTTACTTCAGAATGGTGCAAGGCCAAGCGGCGCGATTATATTTAAGCCTAAAGATGACGCAGGTATGCAAACAATGCTGTCGGATGGTCAACGTCAACAGATTTCAGAAGATTTAAAAAACAGGTTTCAAGGCTCTCACAATGCAGGTAGACCAGTTCTTCTTGAAGGTGATTTTGATTGGAAAGAAATGGGAATGTCTCCGAAAGACATGGACTTTTTAGACCAGAAAAACCTAACAGCTAGAGATATTGCTCTTTGTTTTGGTGTTCCTTCGCAGTTGGTCGGTATCCCTGATGCCCAAACGTATGCAAATGTTCAAGAAGCTAGGTTGGCTTTGTATGAAGAAACGATTGTTCCTTTAGCCAGAAGAGTTGAGAGCGATTTGAATGAATGGCTTGCACCTGCCTATGGAGATAGAATTAGAATTGAATACGATATAGATTCGGTTCCTGCACTTACAGAGCGCAGAAGAAGAATTTATGAAAACGTGGTTGCGGCAGTTCGAGAAGGAATTATCACAAGAAACGAAGCAAGAGACAGGCTTGG